CGGCCTAACTGCTAACTATGACATTGTAGAAAAAGACAGTGGGTTTGTTGGCGTTCGCAGATCAGAGAATGACAATTTGGCTGAAGAATTTGATGATGAGTTTGATGGCGACATTAACTTCTCGGTGAAAGACTACAAAGGCTCACACTCAGCACCCAAACCTGAAGGTAAAAACTCATTAGATGATTTCTCTGAGATATTCCCTGACGAGGCAAGCGACCCTAACTTTGCTAGATACTATGGAATGGGTGGTGAATACGCCAATGCAGACGCTCAAACTATTTCTGTAATGAAGGCCTCAAAAGGAAATCCTAATGCTAAGGTGAATGTTTACAGAGCAGTACCAATAGGCACTAAAGGTATTAATGATGGCGATTGGGTTTCAACAAGTAAAGACTATGCTAATAAACATGGTGAACATGTATTAGGTGAAGGTTTTGATATTATCGAGAAGCAAGTAAAAGCAGGCGAGCTTAATACAGCAGGTGATTTGCATGAGTGGGGGTATAACACCAATAAGAAAGCTGGTGACATTAACTTCTCGGTCAAAAGTGGTGGTAGAAGGTTCACCACTCGAATGATTGATTATCTTGAAAAACAGGCGAACGGTAAAGAGTTTGTTAAGCGTGGACATTTTGATAACTTATTAGCTGGTGGAAAGAAGCAAGCGTCCACAAGAGATAAAAATATAGTTAATAAGGTAATGCAAATGCCTGAGTTTAAAGATGCGAAAAAGATTAGCATCCCTGCGTTTATTAAAGCAATGGAAAGCAAGTTACTTCAGTTTGAAACTATTGAGAGTGACACGTATAGCACTTATGGCACTGACAATATTGATCTAAATGCCAATAGCGAAAACTCAAAAACAATCATTTTAAATACTGATTTTAATCATGGTGAGAAAGGACATTTTAGTGGTGACTTTGATAAGACAACAACCAGTAAAGATTTAGAGATTAGAAAGATTAGTGCTGGCTCACATGAGGTTGATGGACAAGCACAGTATGTTGACCAAGACAAGTATTATGTCACCTTGAAAGATTTAAACGCAGATAACCTTGAATCAGGCACGTTCGCAGATTTCAACACTGAGGAAGAAGCACAAACCTACATAGATAACTTCGCAAATAGAAAGACTGAAGACGCTGGCATGCTATCGCATTACAGAAGAACTTTAAATGTTGACGATGTTCATATTATTAAGGATGGCGAAAAGACTATACCTCATGACGGTCATCTTTACGATCATTGGATTCATAAATTTAACAGGATTTTAGGAAACGGACCAACACTATCTAAAGATGTGATAGATGATGAAGTTTTAAAGCTTAGAGAAGAGATTAATAAAGTTTCAAACATACAGCTTAAAGAAATGATGCTGGCTTATGATAAAGGCACATTGAGTATTGAAAAGAATGAAGATCAAATCACTCATGTCCTTGAGTATCAATCTGACACAATGCAAAATATTAACAAGGCTAGTGTCAGAAAGTCGCTTACTCGATCTAACAAAGAGCTTCGTAAGCAAGAGGAAGAAGAAATTGTTAAAAACTCTAAAGACAACTATCTTACAAGGGATTCTGAACTTTATGATGATGCAACAACACTTAGGAGTTTAGACAATAACAAGCTTGGTAAAGAAAATTACACTAAGATTAGAGATGCAGTCGCTGACCTAGTGGACAGCCTTAATAGTGGTGATATATCTAATGTTGATTTGATACCACTAATCGAACGCTTGAATGGCCTAGAAAAAATATCAGGAATGTTTGAAGGTGAAACTGACTATATAGATAGGGTTATAAGTATTATTGACTACGATCTACATCAGATAGCAGGCGCTAGAAACAATAGGGAAACTGATACAAACTCTGTGAAGGTTTTGGCTGATCTAAAGGATCTAGGAATGCGTGGGTATATAGATCGTGGTATAGCTTCAATTCAGGAATACGGTTTGACTTTGGATAGTTATAAGTATAAGCGCTCTGAATCAGATCCTGTAGTTGTAGAGGCTGGCGTTCCTGTCAGGGTTCAAACAGCTGGCAATTTAGATGAACTTGTTAGTGTACTAGATGGATTTGTTGACAACCAAAAAGTAAGATTAGGCTACCTTTCTAAGAAAGCAAAAGGTATCACTAAACGTCTTGACAATAAATATGCGCGTGAAGGTAATTACTATCGTGACAATATCCCTGTTGTTTCAGAGAAGCTAATAGCGTTTCATAGAGTGCTAGATAATGGAGATACTGGGGTTCAATTTGGAAGCCTTATAACTTACCAAAGAGATAACAACTCAGATAACAACCAAAAGAAAGCTATAAATTCTATGCTTCGTGAAATGAAGCACGCCTCTAGTGGACTATTACCAACAGAAGTTGAACTTTGGACTAATGAAAATGTAGCGCCTTATATTAAAATCATAGAGAGCCATATTGAAAAAGCACAAGCAATAGAGAAATCAAATGCGAATGCAGATATTACCAAGCAACAAGAATTGGAAATTGACAAAGCGGATCAATTCGCAGGCTTTAAGCAAGACCATTATAAGGTGACAATTCAAGAAGCAATCAAGGGCGCTCACAGAGACGGCTCTAAAGTGATTAGATTCCCAACACCACAGACAATTTCATATATTGAAGGTTATGTAGAGCAAGATGGAGAAGGTGGATTTTTGGTCCATGGAGAGCAGTCTATTGGTGATACTGTAACTACACACCTAGGCATGGACGCGATCATGACAAATGATTATGGTGAAGATGGTGGCTATGAAATAGCAAGCGCAGAGAGTGGTGTTAGAGAGTTTCGTCTTGAAGATTTTATTGATGAAGAAGCGTCAAACTGGCATCAAGACTTTGAATACAATGTTGATGTGGATGAGTTTAGAGAAAGATTGTTTAAAGATATAGTAGGTCGCAGAGATTATATTGAGCAAAATGACGAAAAGAAAACCGATCTATCTAATGTCAAGGTTGAATTAGAAGCTCTTGATATAACAGAATTAATGAATTATGGATATGGTGGATATGGAGTAGGACAAACCCTTAGTGACGAATATTATGATGAATACAAAGGGGCTTTACAAGACAATCCTGCTGATCAACTTGAGGCGGTTTTTGATAGTTCGTACTACATATATGATTACGATGGTATAGATTATGTGGTGGTTGCACAGGAGTATGGCGAACACTTGGATGTTTACGATGAGTCATACGCAACTGGCATGGATAAGGAAAACTTTAAACTTTCTGACGTTCCTAATGGAAACGGGTATCAAGATATTGCTCGCAAGTATGGTTATGACCCTGAAACAAAGACCAAGGGCGTGTTCTATAAATACCTAGAAAAACTAAGGCCTGATCTTAGAGAGATTACTGATAACGAGGGCAACACTTGGTATGAATCTGACATTACTCCTGAAGACGGCTCACCTACTGTACTATTCCAAACTAAAACAAAGGAAAGTTTAAAGCATGATTCAACTAATGAACAAGATACTGAATTTACTCAAGCGCACAAAGAAGACATCAAACACTTTAGACTTGCTTTGGCACGCGCCTTTAGAAAGCCAGTCAAGGATGTGCAAATCTCCCAAGGAAGACTGGATATGTCTCAAGAGGAGCGCACAGAGCTTGAAATCTTGTTCAATAAAAGAATCACACCAGTCAAAACTGATGAAGCATTAAATAGGTTTAATGGCGCTGTAATAGGCAGTAGGCCTAACGCTATATTTGTTAACGAGGATTCAGAGCAACAACATATTTCAGTGATCGGTCATGAAATGGTTCATGAGATGCGCAGAGATAACCCTGAGCTGTTCGATCAGATTGTTAAGTCGCTAAGATCTGTTGTTGATGACAAAGGGTTTAATAAATACAAAAACCAGCTAGACGCAGACATGACAAAAATAGGTATAAAACTGCTTGATCTTGATGGTGTGCGTGAAGAGTTTGTTGCTGATCTAATGGCTGACAACTGGAACAGTGAAATGTTTTGGAAAAAAGTGGCTGTTGAAAACATGGCAACTTACAAAAAGATTGCTAGATGGATTGGCACTTGGATTGCTAAATTGCTCGATAAAGCTGGAAAAATGACAAGACAGCATGATATGCTAAGAAGCGAATCTAAGGCTGTTTTCTTTACTGACGATCTTATTAAGACACAAGACATAATGGCTAAGGTTATGCGTCAGTACATCAAGGCTAGAAAGGGTGACAAGACAGCATGATATGCTAAGAAGCGAATCTAAGGCTGTTTTCTTTACTGACGATCTTATTAAGACACAAGACATAATGGCTAAGGTTATGCGTCAGTACATCAAGGCTAGAAAGGGTGACAAAACTTCTTTAGATGTTTTAAATAATGGCGCTGTTAAATTTCAAACCAAAAGCAACAAGACTAAAAAAGATAATAAAGATAGCTTTATTCGTAAAGATAATAAAGCAGTTATCGGTCAAGGTGATGATGATCTTGATTTTGGCAATAAGATTAATGATAAAACCAAGGAGCGCGATACTAAGAAGCTTGAAGGTTTAGATCAACCGCAGGCTTCCAAGCGTGGTCCGTCAAAACAAAGATTAGATTTTGATGGTGGCAAAAAAGTAGAGGTAACTAAAGTTGGTAATGCTATTGAGCATATCCAAAATACTGATCATTACTTGAAGCACTATGAAAAACAACTGACTGGAAAAAACACTTTGTATGAGAAGTTAAAAACTCAGAATGCTGGTGTTAAGGAAATGACAGAGATGTTGTTAGAGTCTTTTGAAGATCAGTACAAGCAGAATCTAAAGTCAAACAAGCTAACCATGAAAGACTTTGATAGCTATATGAAAGCTAAAGCTATTGGCGCAAGACTGAAAATGATGCGTGATCGCAGACAAGATAAATCTATCAAGGAATACGCAGGCTGGACGGAAGCTCAGGGCGTTAGATATATTGATGGTCTTTCAGCAGAAAAACTAGCAGGCTTGAAAAAAGTTGAAGCGTGGTATCGTAAAGTTATCGCTAGAAACAATAAGCTTAAAGTTGAGTTTGGTTTAGATACTCAAGCAAACATTAACATGTATAACAAGCGCGAGCCTAATTACGTTTCTTGGAAAGAATTTGGAAACATTGAAGATGCTGGCATTTTCTACAATCCTTACTCAGATAGTCCAAGTGGTGTTGGTCGCGGACAACGCAAGCAACAACAGGCGTTAGGACGTAAATCTGAATCAGGTGATGTTGTTACTAACCTACTAAGAGAGACAGGAGACCTACTAAAGAGCGTTGGACAACTTAACATTGAGCGTGGTCTTCTTAATATGATTAACTCTTATGAAGGCAGTTCTCGTGACTTTGACATGAACCCTGTCTCTTACAAAGAGAAGCTTAATCCTGAAACTGGTTTGGTTGAGGTTGTTTACAATAGGTCTATTGATAAAGATGACTTTATTGTACATGACAACACTCGCAAAAATAAAGATGGAAAACCTGTTCGTGTATTGGTTAAGCCTAAAACTGAAGTTGCTCAAAGAATTATTCAGCAACTGCGTAATGAGCGCACTAAAAGTTTAGAAGGCACTGCTGGTGAGTGGCTGGCACAGTATATGAGATTTTTATCTTCTATGATAACTATGTACAATCCTGAGTTCGCCTTGTTTACCAACCCAGTGCGTGACTTTGGCACAGTGATGTTCCAAATGGACAAGTACCCTGAGTTTCAAAACATGAAAAATGGGAAGAAGAAGGTAATGAAAAACCTTCCTAAGGCATGGAAAGATATTGCTAAATATCAATGGGGTGATGATAAGACTGGTGACTTTGCGTTGCTAAGAGAATTTGGTGGAAAGACTGGCTGGTCAGTGGTAAGTACAGACTACCAAAAAACCAATAAACACATCCAAGCTAGAATTAAAAACATATCTCGTGCGAATTACAACCCAGTAAAGGGTGTTAGATTGTTAATGGAGCAAGTTAAGAAAACTAACGAGGTTATGGAGAACGGCATTAGACTTGCTATTTTTAGAACCTTGTTAGATGAAAACTTCCCTAAAGGCCATCATATCAAACCTAGTGAGCTAACTAAAGCAGAGCGTCAGGTAATGGATCGCGCGTCATTTATCGCTAAGAATGTATCGTTAGACTTCAACATGAAGGGTAATCAATCAGGTTGGATGAAGGCTACATGGTTGTTTGTTAACCCAGCAGTTCAGGGCGCAGAGAGAACGATTGAATCATTCAAGCATAAGAAGGTTCGTCACTCGTTATATATAGCGTTTGGTGTTTGGACGATGAATGCTATGATGCAAATGATGCTAATGGGCGATGACGATGATGATGGTGAAAATGATTATCAGAACATTCCAGCATACCAACGCAACACTGGCTTTAACGTTATGGTTGCAGAGGATAAGATGGCACATGTTCCATTGCCTCTTAACTTGGCTATGGTTAATACTTTGGCCAATCAGGTTGCTAAATACACGTTGGCCTCTATTGATGTCGACAACGAGTTTCAAGTTAAGCTAGACCCTTATGATGATATGATTGAAATGATGGGTAGTGTTATGTATTCACTAGCACCAGTTGATATTATTTCAACTGAAAACCCAATGGAAGAAATGTTGCCTACGATCATGCAATTGCCTTTTGTTGATCTTAAAGACAACAAAAACTTCTATGGTGGTCAGATCTATAAAGAGGATAAGTACAGCAAGCATCCAACGCCAGCGCCTTATGATTATAAAAAAGGCACAAACGAATGGGCTGTGGAAATGTCTCAATTCTTACACCACCTAAGTGGCGGAGATGAAACACACACAGGTACTGGCAAGCTTGCAAACATACACCCTGAATCTCTCGAATATACTTTTGACTATTTACTAGGTGGCTTTGGATCATTTATCAGACGCGCAGTACACTTGCCTGAGAAGTTGCAAGATGACAGCGCGAAGATTAATGACATTCCTTTTGTTAGACGTGTAATTAAGAATCGTACAGACTATTCTTTGACTGATAGATTTAACGAAGCTATTGATGTTTCAATTAGAAATAAATCAAAAGATCGCGTAATGTGGCAAAAAGCAGTTATGTTTGAAAAGATGATTGGTAAATATTGGAAGGGATATGGCAATCTTAAAAAGTCAGGGAAAGATGCTGAAGCTAAAAAGTTTATCGAAACTATTAGCCAAAAGCAACGTCAATTTTTGAAGCTCTATAATCAGAAATAATTACCCAGAAAAAAGTAGCACGTTTTTTAGCACGTTTTGTAGCACGCGAAACGCTACAACCTAGGCGTACTGGGAGGTAGGTTTTGGACGTAAAAATCCCTAAATATGATGTAAGTCATTGATATTTAAGGAAATAAAATGGCTGGGCTGGCAGGATTTGAACCCGCACCTCATGTACTCTTAGTAGGGTCTGTAGAGCGAGTAGCACGTTTTTTAGCACGTTTGCCCTCTTTTTTGGGGTATGTTGAGAGGTAAAAAGAAGGTGTTGGAGAGGTGGATTTATCCAGTTTTGCAGGATGTCTTATTTTGAGGTTTGACAGTTGAAAACATTTCGACAGCTTTGCTTCCAGCATCAGGTGAATCTTCATCAATCCATTTTGCGTAAACGTTCATAGTTTGCATTGGAGTTGCGTGGCCCATTTGTTTTGATAGCCATCTAACAGGTTCGCCAGCCATTAGCATCATGGTCGCGTAAGAGTGTCGCAACTGGTAAGGTCTTCTATATCTAACCTTGGCCTTTCTACAAATAACTCTAAAGTGTTCACGAATCGCTCCATCGCCATTCCAAGGCTCTTTAGTGTTCGGATTATTGAATATTTGATCGCCAACTAATAACGTGTGATCTTTTTGAGCTTCCAAGGCTTGGAGCGCGTCAGGGAATAGTTTGACCTGCCTAACACCTGCCTTTGTTTTTGGGCGTTTGATGTGCGTGGCTTTGCGTGGTTTTGCTTTGTTAATTCTAGCAGTGCCTTTATGCCAGTCTATGTCACTCCATGTAAGACTAACAACTTCAGACGTGCGCAAGCCAGTCCACATAATAAACTTGAACAAATTATGATCCTGTTGGTGAACGCAGGCATCCAGCAGAGCTTGTCTTTCTCTCATGTCAAAGGGTGATATCTCTTCTTCTTCAGGGTTGAAGTCTTTTTGAATGCCGTCAACCGACTTTCCCAGTAGGACGTTGGACTCAATCAGCCCATCATCTAAAGCGTGCCTTAATGCTTTGCGTAAAGGCGCAAGCTTGTTTCTGATTGTCTTAGTGGTGTTGTGCCAGTTTAAAGCCATTGCCTTAATATCAGACCAGCTAAGATCTGCCAGTGGAATATGACCAAGATCAGGCAATAAAGATGTGTGAATTATCCTTAGATTTTCACTCTTGGAAGTTTCCTCTAAAGATCGTGCGTTGTACTCATGCCAAGTAAGAAGGTATTCACCAGTGGTTAATTTATTTGAGTTTCTACCAAGAAGATCATTTGATTTTTGTATGTTTTTGTAAGAATCAGGGAATGTTAATTCGTATGTAAAAATACCCAGCTTAATTTCAGCCAGTATATCTTCTCGAAGCTGGGCGACCTTCTCTAGGTTAGTGTCGGAAGGCGTGCCTTTGATAATTTCATACCATCTCTTTCCGAGATAAACGAAGTTGATTCTGATAGACGACTCGCTGTATTTTGAAACACCTCTGTACCCTGTACCCATCGCTCGAAACCCTCCATGCTTATTAGCACTCTGCCATCAGGTGCTTTAAATTTTATTCCAGTACCCCAAACGCCTTTGTCCAGCTTTATTCTTATGGCTTTTTCTGAATAGCCACTTTCTTTGGAGAATTGTTTGACAGTTTTTAATTGTAACATTTTATTTCCATTTTCAAGAGCAAAGCACTCATAGGACAATAAGCGTTACGCTTCTTTATATCCTCTTTAACAGACCTTGAAAGCGTTGGTGCTGAATAGCCACTGTTACTATTATTCTTCTTCCCTTGTACGGGTGCTTTAGCTAACTCACCAATATCTCTAATGCCTCTTGATAGGCGGGCATACATAGTTGATTGATTCACGTTCAATTTCTTGGCTATTTGCTTGGAACTCATCTCACTGCCATCGGATAGCTTAAAGGTGCGACACACGTAGTTAGGTTTTTTACCCAAAGTCTTATGACGTTCACGCATAACAAAGTCAACATCAAGTGACTGGTCTAATCGATAACGACAAGCGGTTGTTGTTAAGTCTAATTTATCAGCTAATTGTCTAGCCGTCCATTTACTACCATCAGTAAGCGTATATACTTTAGATTGTTCTGTTTTTGGCATATTTCCCCCCAAGGATTATTTAAAATGGAATATCATCATTAAACGACACATCACCTTGGGTGTCTTGAGCGACTGGCGTTTGTTGTGGAGTGTTATTTGGCGTTTGCGCTCCACTAGCTTTTCCATCTAGCATTTGAAGCACACCATTAAAGCCACTGACATTTACTTCAGTTGAGTAACGATCAGCGCCTGATTGATCTTGCCACTTGCGTGTTTTAAGCTGGCCTTCAACATAAACCTTTGAGCCTTTGTGTAGGTACTTACCAGCAATCTCTGCAAGCTTGCCAAAGATAGATACTCTATGCCATTCTGTTTGTTCCTTCTTCTCGCCAGTATTCTTATCTGTCCAGCTCTCACTGGTTGCGATAGTTATATTTGCAATAGCATTACCATTGCTTGCGTATTTAACTTCAGGCTCTTTACCTAAGTTGCCCACTAAAATTACTTTGTTAATTCCTGCCATTTTTATTTCTCCTTTATTTAATTAATACGCTTGGCTCACCATCTTCAAGGTGTACGCCTTCACAGTTAAACTCACCAGCTTTCAACGCTTGCTTTAGGCCAGCGTTATCTTGCTTTTCTACCATTGTTATAAAAGACTTCGGAAACTCAGTGCCATCATCAATCACCAGCTTAGACATTGCCGAACCTTTGCGTAAGGTGATCGAATGAACAGCGTTGCCAGCCTTTGTCATATCTAAGTCTTGCATAGACTGAAGCGCCATGTCTTTTAAGCGTGTGACCTTGTTTTCAACATGCTTCTTTTTCTCTTGCAGTTGCTTAATAGCGTTGGCCAGTGCGTCAGTGTCAGCATTAAATGTTTTGATAATGGCTGAGTAATTGGCAAACTTATCTTCAAGTCCAAGGCCTTCAAGCGTGTCGCTGATCGTTTGTTGATCCATGTCATCCATGGCCAGTATGTGTTTTGCTTCTTGGGTTAGGTCAAATAAATTCATCTCTTAGCCTCTAGTTGCAATCAAGATTCTCTTGCGAGCATCCACTTCGCATTTGATTGATTTAATCAAGCCTTCTTCGGTCAACTGATCAACCGCTCTTTTGATAGTGGACATTGATAATTCTTTTAAAAAGTCACTACGCATCATCGCTGAACGGGTGGTTGACTCAAAAGAAATAAACGCATAAACGTTTTTGAATGGTTCAGGCAAGTGAGAAAGTCCTAATGACTTCTCTAATTTTCTAACTCTAGTTTTATATTGAAATAAATTCTTCATCTTCTTCTCCTGTAATAATATGGTCGGGTGCAATTTGTTAGGCTACTTTCTTTAAGTAGTCAATCTCGGTAGGCGTTAGCTGTTTTGCAACCAGCACCTTCTGTTGATTATCAAGTTCAGCTTTAAGCTCTGAAACACCTTGTTCATCATCGCCAGCAACCCTCTCTTTTATAGAGACCACGTATTGCTCAATCTCCAGCTTCTCTTCCTCTTTTTGCTTTGCAACTTCAACTTCAGTTAGAAAATCATCGTGCGTTAGTGGTAGATCTTCGCCAGTGTAAATATTAAGTCCAAGTCCAAACATCGCCATATTTTTGGTCAGGCAACGCATTAGCGCAGTGTTTATATCAAACATTGTCATTGCTTTAACTTCGCGCTCTCCGTTTTTTACCCTGTACTTATAAGCCACCTTCTTCATCGCTTGATTGTTGTTGTCCATGACTGGTAGCCACATTTCATGTGTAACTCCCTCAATAGTCATTTCAGTAAACACCATTGCGCCAATATCAGAGCCAACATAAGGTAGGTTGGTATCACTATCTTTAATAATCTTAAAGCTTGCGTTTGGGTATGCAATTTTTAAGTTCTTCCAAGCGTCTGCCCATGATAAGTAAGACAATGAGCTATACTTAGTATCTAGTTTTTTGGTAAATCCACTAACATCAATTGTTGATAGTGTTTCAAATACCGTTTTATTTTTACTCATAACAATCTCCTTTTTATCTAAAAACTAACCAGAACATCCATATTTGAAATATAAGGCCTAAGCCAACTACTACTTCTCCTAAGTGCATTCTTCCACCTCTTCACTTCTAAATGATTTATCAAATTCATCCTCAAAGGACTTTGTTATCATTAATTCATGGGCATAATCTTCAGACTTAACATAGCCCCTGCCTTCAACATGAATCAACTCACCTGACTCTTCTTTTTCAATAATCCAATCACCTATCTTGCTCATAACATCATCTCCACTATTGCTTCCGCTAAACCTAGCCCTAATATCGCAAATCCAAAGATAACAAACACAATGCGGTCATCCTTAAAGTCGCCATTCTCATCAGTATTAAAAACACTTAGATATTTATTTTTCATAATATGTTAATACCTATTCTAATGTTAAATACTTTTAGTATGTTCATGAGGCGATAAGAGACTCAGGCGCTTTGCCTAAAGAATTTCCATATATAGATTCTGCAAACCCTCGATTGATAGCAGTTTGTTTTTTGATTGCGAGTAGTTCCTCACCAACCATTAAGGCTTGAGCTTGGTTCATGTGTGATACCTTATCCCAAATATCTTTAGGAAAGTGTGCGCAAGCGTCACGTTGACGGTCATAAGCCTCTTCAGCATAATTGTCATCTGCTTCATAATTCATAGTAGTCATTGTGTCCATTACGCTACCTCCATTAAAAATGTATCAATATCAACATGGTCAAAGTTTTCCAAAATAACCTCAATATCCATGCCTTTTGAAATTGTCGTGAATCTATTAAAAGCGCCATCGAAAGTTTTAAATGCCTTTCTGCCCATTTCAGTTTCTACAACAAACATATCAAATTCTTGCGATAGGAAATGTACATTCCCAGAATCCATATCCCACGCTTGAACATTCTCAATAGCTTCTTTTTTAAATGCTTGTTTAATTTCTTGTCTCATTTCATTTCCCTTTTCTTATTAACTGGACTAAAACTCTGTAGTGTAGCTTTTGAATATTGTATCCACCTGCTAAGATAGAGTACACAGACACAGTGTTAGTTGCACACGATACAGTGCCATTCACAGAACCGTCTATACCTATTGTCAGATTAGACTCTGTAGGTTCTGATTCTAGCTTGTTTTCAATTGAAGAAACGAATCTCACTTTACGAGATGCTAAGTCTTTATCTATGATTTCTTCTAGGTCTTTCTGACTGTATTGGGTAGCTAGGCTAACATCTTTCTTAGAGTGTTTACTGTAGAATGGGTGGTCGTATTTGTCGTAGATGTCCATGCCTTTAGTTTCTTTATACATCACCTTCTGCTCATCACGAACCTCTTGGTAATATTCCACCATACCTACTCTGAACTCAGCTAGGAAAGTGTCTATTGTTTGGTTTAAATTGTTCATTTTCTACTCTTTTCTTATTAACTTACTTCATATTATATATTACAAAAAGTATTAAGGCAACTAAAAAAGACTATATTTTCTTAAATAAATTAAGAATCCTATATAAAAGAGGAGTGGTTAGTGATTGTGAGGCGTGTTACTCTTAATTAACACGTACAAGAAGTCCGTTTTTATCGTAATAGCGGAGATGTTTAACTGATTTTGGATTGACTGATTCTCGTATTGTGAGCGTATCAAGTTTTTTTTCATAAAGTTCTTTTTCATAGTTATCAATTATTGCTTTCTCCATTTCTGCATAGCTTTGGATCAAGTGAATGTTGTTTTTACTAGCATTGGTTGACTGTTGATAGCCAAGTGTAAAGGCGCTGGCGCTAGATATTATAAACAAAGCAGTTAAGGCAGACCAAGTTAGTAAATTTTTGTGATCTTGAGGTATGAAACCACTTCTAATAACATTTAATGCTCTTTCTTCGATAGTTGAGTTGTTGATAATATCTCCTTATTATGTACTTTTTTATTTACAAAAAAAAGCAAACATCCCCCTAAAGATACTTGCGCCGATTTTGGGGGATATTATACATAATGTATTAGAAAAGGGTATCTTAGTATATATTTATAAAGAAGTCTATATTGAACCTAACTTTTAGTAAGGGAATTTATTAGACTAGAGATCCTGACAAGAGCATGGCAGTATCAAGTATCTGTTTTTCAGATATTGATTCAACCCCTTCGTCTTTTTGATATTGGTTGTATATAAAAACAACCAGTTGGATTTGTTGTTGTTCAGATAGATTGAGATTGTGTTTTTCATTTAATTCACGAATCGTTGTGGCGCATGAAGCTATTAGCTTTCCGTCAACTTCGCGATTCTTATCTCCACCGAAGAGTAAATATTGAGGAGATACATTAAGGAATTTGGCGAGAGCATTAATAGCAGGTATAGTAGGCGAGTTCCTTCCAGTAAAATAGTGGGATATTGCCCCACCACTCTTAACGCCCATTACCGATATAAGGTCTCCTTGGGTCACACCTTGCTCGGACATTAGTCGTCTTGCTCTTTTAGTCCAGTCTAAATTCATTCTTTTATTATATATGAAATATATACAAAATGTACGTTGTATTACATTTTTTATTACATTTTATTTATTTTAAAAAAAAGGTCTTTTTTGTCTTGTTTTACATTACAATATGTATTATTAAATAAATAAAGTATTTTTAATATACAAAAGGTGAATAATGGAACTTAGAGAATGGGTAGTAGCGCAAACACTTAATGGTAAATATGCCTGTATGGAACGTGTTTACGAGGATATGTCTGCTCGTTTAGGTGTTGGCACAGGTTCTGTGAGACAGTGGGTAACAGGTCATAGAGAAGTTGGTGCTAAACACGTATTAAAAATTGAAAATATAACAGGTGGAGAAGTCAGCGGTAAGGATTTACGCAGAGACATCTATCCTGACTAACTAATATATTCGGGGGAATACATGAATCAAGTTTGTAAATCAGTATGTAAATGCGCTCACTATTGTTTAGCACATAGAGTAACTACTAACCTTCGCTTTCGTGATCATGAGCTAGTCGATGGCGAGCCTTTGCTAGAAGAAGAATGTCCTTTATTTTGGAATGCTAAAGAAGATGGCAACAGTACAGATACATATTAAACCGCTTAGTGTTAATGACGCTTGGCAGGGTAAGCGCTTCAAAACGCCTGAATACAAGGCGTATGAGCAAGAGTTAATGCTACTACTGCCTAATAAGTATGAAGTGCCAGTAGAGGGTGATTTAGAGATTAACTTTGAGTTTGGATTAAACACGTTGGCTGACTGGGATAACCCGATCAAACCACTACAAGATATTTTACAAAAGAAGTACGACTTTAACGACAGAAGGGTTGTTAGAGCGACAGTGATAAAGAACACAGTTAAGAAAGGCGAAGGTTATCTTAACTTTTCAATCAGAGGAATTGAATGAGCGACACAATAGAAAAACAAGTAGTACCTTTTACACAAATAGCAAACGAGGTACTGAACAGTCCTGAGCTTTCATTTAAAGCCAAAGGTATCTATGCGTTCATGATGGGTAAGCCTGATAACTGGAACTTTACAATCCGCTCAATGTCCAAGCAAGTTAGCGATGGAGAGAAAGCAATTAAATCAGGTATTAAAGAATTAAAAGCCCTTGGTTATATTGAGTATGAAAAACATAAAGATGGTACAGGAACATATCACCTAAAAATACATGTTGGTACTGTAAAGCACCCTAAAGTGCGAAATGGACATAAGGCTTCACAGCCCCTAAAGTGCGAAACGCCTAGAAGCCGAAACGCCAAGAAGCCGAAACAGGCCCGTATTAGTAATAAAGAACCAAGTAGTAATAAAGATTCAATTAGTAATAAAGATATTCACACTGAGCAAGCTCAGACTCAAGCTGAAATTATTAATTCGTTTTATCCAAATGAAACTTCAACGAACGTATTGAGAACAAAGTGTCCAAAGATAAGTAAACGACAGGCGCTAGATATGATTGAAGCATTCAAAGACAAAATGAATGATAGGAAAGCTCCTTGGAAAGACATTCAGTCTCAATTTAGAAACCATGTTCGCAGTGGCTGGGTTAAGCCTTCTGTTATTGATACGACTAACGATGAACAGCACAAGAAAAAAGGCACGTTTGCGAATGTTAGCGATGGCGCGAAGCTTGGAATTATTTGGCGATCATTTGAAAGAGCTGGCTATCAGCCTAATGAAGTTTGGACAAGCGATGGCAACAGTATTCAGCAATGGGCGCTTGACGCTCACAACACCAACAACATTAAAAGTAAATTACTGGAGATGGCGTAATGACACAGCAAGAAGCAGAACAGTGGGCTAATGAACTGGTTAATGAGCTAATTTGTTATAACAAGATCAAGATGGGTGTTAAGAATATTTGGGCTGAAAAGATTATCTCTTTCTTGATTGATGAAAAAAAAGACTACAACAGATTTCAAAATGAGAAAGTAATAAAGTCAGTGCCTACCATGCCAGCTGATGAAGGCATTGGCGGGCTACTTGAGTTTATTAAAAATACTAACAGCGTGCTAGACAGTCACATGCTTGAAGATAAGAAGCAGGATCTTAGTGGCTCACAGCTTAAAGCACATTGGGAGAGGGAGTTTTTGTCCATGAGTTTTACTGATCAGGTTGATAAAGCTACTGGCTGGTTAACGTGTGGCTGTCCTGAAAACGCAGTACCAAAATTTGTTATGGATTGGGTCAGAGGACTTGAAGATGAAAGTCTGGTTAAGGTTATGAGGCTCAATTTCAAAGAAGGCAGGGCTAGGTGGAATAAATTAACAGGCGTTAGTGATATTGCAAAAGGTCTGGATGTCTAGTCAACTAACCAAGAGCGCAAGGGGTGAACCTTGCATGATCAGGTTAGAGGGTTGTAATGCTGGACCTAATAACGAAACAGTTATCTTGGCTCACTTGAATGGCGCTGGTTTAGCTTTAAAAGCTCATGATATTCATGGTGCATATTCATGCTATTCATGCCATGACGTGCTTGATGGTCGCAAACCTAGTAGCTATGAAAAAGAGTGGCTGGAGCTTATCCACTTGAGAGGCGTGATTAAAACTCAAGAGAAGATGATTGAAAAGGGGCTGATCTAAAACGAAATGAGCCAAGGACAAATAAATGCAAAGGTTGTAAGACTGGACGAAGAAGACCAAGTAGCGCTAAAAGAATATGGCGCAACACTAACCGAAGATCAAAAACGACAGGCTAGAAATCACCTGATGACAGTAAGAGCAATTAAAAAACACGCACAGAGGTTTAATAAGTAAATGTATTACAAGTTAGAGATAGAAGTAAAGAAAACACTTTTTGTTAGAGCTAATTCTAAAGATGAAGCGGAGATTGAATTTGCTGAATATTTGGAAAGCAGAGATAACATTGCACAAATTTCTTCAATGTCAGATGAAACCCCAGTTGGACTGGTGATCGAAGAGAGTGACTTTGAGCAGTATGAAAAAGATCATGTTAAAAGCATGAAGACGCTTGGTTATGGTGGTGTTGGAGAATGGCATGAACACATTGAGACGTTGCAATGAGTAAATACTTAAAGAAAAACCTTGGCAGTGTTGACGAGGAAGGGTACGACATTGATCTGTGTGAGGTTTGGATTAAAAACGAAGATGTTATTAAGCTTTGGACAGGGGATACAAAAAAACTAGATGTAGAGATTAGAAGACAAAAACCTGCTGACTTAGAAGGTTGGTGTTGGTTTGGATTGATGAGTGATTTTCCTTATGAGAATGTATGAGAAGAGTAATTGAACGAACCAAACCTAAAGAGATGATCTTCAAGACACTGGTACAAGATTACTTCTTAGAGAATCCAAAGGTTGATAAAGCGATGGTAGAGATTAAAGAAGACAAACTTACACGCAGTGGCGCACAAAACAAACTGTACTTTATGTGGATTGATGACTACATTAAGCAGGAGCTAGGTTATTCCAAAAAAGAGACGCACAAAGCTTTAGTTGAAGAATTGCTAGGGTATGACGTAACTACTGGTTTTAATGAAAAAGAGATTACAAGCTTGAAAGAAACTAAGGATATGAAAGTAGCTGAGTTCGCACGTTACCTAGAGGAAGTTGACAGGCTTTGTGCAGGGCTAGGAATAAAGTTGCCTTATCCTGATTATTACTGGTTAGCAATGGGAATTAAAGCGCCATGATCCATTCAATGAAAGACTGTAGGGCAAAGCTAGAAGTGATCAAGGTTATCTCAGAGCAAGGCGTTGCAGATGCGAGAGAGATTGATGAGATTTACAAGTTTGAGCAGATATTGCAAGAGGCTAATTACCTGCTGAATGAATCACATCCTGATAATGATAAATAAGGGTAGAGATGGCTAAAGTAGCAAATAGTAGTGGCAAGTCTTCGCGTGGAGGATCTAAGAAGGGTGAACGTAGAGGTGGAAGACAAAAAGGAACGCCTAACAAGAAAACACAAAACATTATCGATAAGCTGAACGCGCTTGGCTATGACCCTATCGAGTCTTTAGTTAGGTTGGCGCAAGAAGCTGAGGACAGTAAAGACAAGGTGATGGAGTTTAACGCCTGTAAAGAGTTGGCCCAGTATGTTGCACCTAAGCGTAAGGCAGTAGAGATGATCGCAGAAGTAACCAGTATTGATTTGGCTGATGACTTAACCGATACACAAAGGGAGAATCTCAAGAAGCTTTTATGAGTGATATGAATGATTTTGCGCGTACTTCTCTAGGCGCGTTTAGCGTTATGTGTTTTCCAAAGTTTGAAGTGGCCGATCACCATAGACTGGTGTTCGATAAGCTTGAGGCGATGGAACGTGGAGAGATTAGTCGTTTGATTATCTCAATGCCACCAAGACACTCTAAGTCACTGATCGTTAGTGAGCTGATGCCTGCTTGGTTTTTAGGTCGTAACCCTGAGCGTCAGGTTATTCTTAGTGCTTACGGTTCTTCACTGGCCCAGCGATTTGGTGGACGAGTGCGTAATTTACTCAAGACAAACACTTACAAAACTATCTTTGGCTCAATACTGAGCGATGATTCACAATCTAAAAGTGAATTTGAAACAAAAGAGGGTGGTTCTTTAAGTGCGGTTGGTGTTGGTGGTGCGATCACTGGTAAAGGTGCTGACTTGTTGTTGATTGATGATCCAGTTAAATCAAGGGCAGAAGCTGAGTCGCATACATTCCGAGAAAGTACAAAGGATTGGTACAACGCTGACGCATATACAAGACTGATGCCTGATGGCAAGATCATATTGATTGGCACACGTTGGCATGAAGACGATCTGATTGGCTACCTACTTCGAGAGAAACAGCACGAGAATTGGGAGGTTATTACTTTGCCAGCCATTGCTGAGGGTAAAGACGAATTAGGGCGTAAATCAGGCGATGCGCTATGGACTGAACGATACCCTTTGCCTAAGTTACAGCAGATACGCAAGTCACTACCTAGTAGAGACTGGGAGAGTTTATACCAGCAAAAGCCTTTAAGTGCGATTGGTGGTGCTTACCTTCATGGTATTTGGAAGCCTGAGATACACCTGCTTAAACCCTTTCCTATTCCCACTGGCTGGAAACGCTGGAGAGGATTGGACTGGGGTTTTGATAAGCCATATTCGTTATGCTGGTTCGCACAAGATTTTGATGGCAATGTTTATTTATATCGTGAGTTGTATGGCTGGGGTGGAGAGCCTAACGTTGGCACACATGAAACAGCGATGCAAGTTGCTGAACAGATATTAAAACTAGACAAAGCCGAGAGAGACAAGGGTGTTGAGTTTAAAAACAATATTGGTGACTTGCCTTCGAGCAATGGCGCAACAATTGGCGTGAGTGAACATTTTATTAGAGCTGGTATTTACTTTAACAAGCCAGCCAAGAAGGGAAATAGCGGACATGGTTATCGTGTTGATAAAGCGCATGAGCTGGTCGTAAGACTGAACAATTCAGAGACAGATGCGAGAGGAAAGGTTGTTGGTGGTGATGGGTTCTTTGTGTTTGACACATGTAAACACTTTATTAGGACAGTGCCAGTGATGATGAGAGACCCCAAGAATGGAGAAGATATTGATACCACACAGGAAGATCACATGTGGGATAGCGTTACAGATTCGTTAGTTAGTAGAAGGACGAAACCAAAGAAGGAAATACAAGAAGGAAGAGTGGTTGAAGGTAGCTTTGCGCACCTTTACGGATAAATAATAACAAGGGTAAACCAAAAATGGAAATAGAAGCAGAAGTAGTAAACGTGGTGAAAGACCCAGCGCAGGACAAGGCGCTAGTCCTTCAGTATTTCAAAGAGATTGATGAAATTAACAAGATTAACGATGATGAGAATGGTATTTATTCCAAGATCAAAAAGAATCGTCAATATATCAAAGGCGAACAGTTTAAAGAGGACAATGTAAAAACTAACTTGGTTAACTCAACCTTGCAGTCATTGATTCCTCATGTCTATGCAAAATCACCTGAGATTGCAGTGGATGTAAATGAGAAGCTGGCCTCAAACCCTGAGTCAGGTATGTATGAAGGTGATGGCAAGAAAAACCTAGCTAAAACGCTAGAGATTGTACTAAATCAGCAATTCAACGAAGCCAACACCAAGCACATCTTCAAGAACGCAGTAAGAAGCTCTAAGGTTTGTTCAATTGGCTGGGTGAAAGTCCACTTGCAGAATGTAACTGGCCCAAACCCTAAAGCAACAACAGCGCTGGCTGATACTCGCGACAACTTGCACATGGCTCATGGTATTGAGAAAGAGCTGGAGGCTGATGAGAATAACGAATTGCAAAAGGCACGCCTAGAGCAGATTGAAGAAGGCTTATTAAATACACCTGAGATTGTATTGAGCAAAGGCTTGGTGATTGACAATATTGATTTTGAAGATGTGTTTGTTTCTCCTAGTGTTGGTCGCTTCTCGGATTTACATAAAGCTGGTCGCATATTCCAGCGTATTTGGAAGTCTAAGAGTGAATTGATGGGTGAGTTTCCTGATGCTAACTGGTCAGGTGTATCAACGCACGAGTGGGGTAAAGATAAGAAGGACAACGATTACAACTCTATCGCAGACAGCAACTTAAACAACAGTGTTGGCAATAACACGCTTAAAGGTAATGAGAATCAAAAGCCAGTCGCAGTGTATGAAGTTTGGGATAAAGATCAGAATCGTGTTCACTTGATTGTTAAGGGTATTGAAACGCCTCTACTATCTTGGACGCCTGAAAATGTTGGTGAGCAGTGGTATCCATTCTTTGGTTTGGCGTTTAACCAGCTTGAAGATGAGTTCCAGCCATTAACAGACCTAGAACAGTGGTTGCCTTTGCAGGATGAGTACACAGACACGCGTACCAAGCTTAAAAAGCACAGAGAGATGAACAAACCGCACTATGTGGCTAACGGCCTAAAAGAAGGTGATATTAAGAAGTTCACTGTATCAGAGACAGCAGAGATACTAGCGATTGATACTGAAGGCAGGCCAATTGATCAGGCGTTACAAAAGGGTGTGCACATTCCGATTGATCCAAAATCATACGACACAACGCAGATCATGCGTGACTTGCAGATCGTATCAGGCTTGCAAGAAGCTGATATGGGCAGTGTTGTGAAGGCTAAGACAGCAACAGAAGCATCAATCATGAACAATGGTCGTGCGACTAGAGTTTCTGAGCAACGCGACACACTAGAGGACTTCATTTCAGCCATTGCTAATTACACAGCTGAGTGTTTCTTACTGGGTTGTGATGTTGGTATGGTTAAAGAGATTGCTGGCGAGGGTGCAACTTGGTATGACGATTCATACATGCCTAATTGCTCAATCAAGCAAAAAGCTGACAAGATTTACAACTACTGTAATGTTTCGGTGCGTGCTGGATCAACTGGCAAGCCTGATGAGATGGAAGACAGAAGCACATGGATTGAGTTGCTACCAGTATTACAAAACCTTGCGATGCAAATTGCACAAGGTCAAGCGCAAAACATGGATGTTAGTTACTTGGAAGAGTACCTGAAAGAGACGCTAGAGCGTTTTGGTATTGATGGAGACTCAAGTAAGTTTATCCCACAAATGCAAGCACCACAGCAACAGCAAATGCAAATGCCAATGGGAATGCCACAAGGTATGCCACAGCAAATGCCACAAATTTAATAAGAAGGGGTTAAGAGATGGATTTAGAAGGACAAGGAAACGAAGAAGTGTTGAACGAGCCTGAGGTTGAGGCTGTTGTTGATGAGGTCACACCAGTAGAAGAAGAGGTTGTTGCTGATGAGATTGATGATGATGCCGAGGTAACTGGAGATGACGCACTGGCCATTTTGGCTGGTGAAGATGAGCCAGCTGAAGAAGAGCCTGCGCCTGAAGAGGTTGCGGATGAGCCTGTTACTGAGCCTAAAGCAGGAGCTGAGGTTGAGGCAGACCCTGAAGCAGAAGCCAAAAAGCAAGAGGCTGATGATGCTGAGATTATGGAGTCAATTACTAATGAGCGTACTCGTGAGCGCTTCCAGTCTTTGTCACACAAGAATAAAGAATTGATTGAGGCTAGCGCACAACAGACGCAGGTGATTGATAACTTTAGACAGCAGGTGCAAAGCACTGGCATGAATAGCTCCGACTTCAGTCAAACAGTTGACATGATGGCTATGGCAAACTCAACAGACATTGATAAGGTTAAACAGGCTAGAGATTTTGTTAGAAGTTTAGACAAAACCCTGACTGATCGTATTGGTGATACGCCTGACGCATACGAGCGCTTTGATGACTTAAAGAAGGACTATGAAGATGGTGAGTTGAATGAAGATTATGCCAACAAGGAGGCACAAAGACGCATTCAGGCGCAAGTTCAAGATAACCAGCGCCAGCATGAGGCTCAACAACAGGAGAGGCAGAAGCAAGATCAAGAGCGGGCAGTGCAAGAGCAAGGTGGTGCAATTCAAAACATGGTTAATCAGTTTAGAGCCAATGATCCTGACTTTGCTTTAAAAGAGTCACAGCTTGAAGCTTTAGCAATAAAGGTGG